CTAACGAACCAGCCAGACCAGCATCAGGATAATCGCGACTAACAGTATCCACAGCACGGGACGCGTTGCCATATTTTGCAACGTGTCCATCATTGGTGGAAAAGGATTAAGCAGCGGTTGCATATCACGCGGATCAATCCCTTTAACCCGCCGTTGATAAAGCTGATTAAGAATATCCTCGGCCTGGGCAGAAGAAAGCGATGATTGCGCAGAAAGGCCATATTTTTGCTGGATATATGCCGATAACGCCGCCAGTTCACTGGCATCTAAAGGTTGTTTTAGCGCCATCTGTAGTGATTCCAGCGTCGGCGTATTTTGCTGGCTTAGCGTCTGACGCGCCTGCAGCCAGGTCACCAGATGGTTAAACAGTTTCGCTGGAATTAACTCGCCATCTTTCACCCCGGAAAGTTCCAGCATCGATTGCCAGATCTGTTTGCTGGGTTCCCCCGTTGCCGCCGCAAGTTTGGTCACCAGCTGTTTAAGCGCATTGTGCTCCGCCGGTAATAAAGGACGGTCGGTCGCCTCGCGCTGCTGCGGTTGCGGAATAACCATCTTCCCTTCCTGCAACAGGGTGAGAATGGTTTTTAATTGCTCCGGTGAGAGCTGATTCAGCGGCGTCTGACCAAAGTTATGACGGATATAATCCGTGACCGCCTGACGATTATTCCCCAGACGTAAATACTCCCCTAATTGCGCTAAAAGCTGGCGGGCAGAATGGCTTTTTTGCGCGGCCAGCAGACGTTGCGCCAGGTTGTGTTCAGCGGCAGGGAAGTGACGCGAAAGCAGCGGTGAATCTCCCGACAGACCAATATCGTGCCTGATACCCGCCCACAGTTCTGCTCTTTGCTGTTGCGTCAGTGAGGTCACTTTCGTCATTAAGCTTTCCAGCGAAGTACGTTGCTGACTGGATAAAGGCTGATTGCCCGCGCCAGACGGCAGGTTATCTCCCTGACCTGGTGGCTGCCCAGGAGGAGGGCCGGAAATAGGTTGTATCATTACGTATCCTTATACCTGAAATCTTCGCAAGTATGCCTGGCCGCGAGATTATGGCACACTTGTCCGGTTAACTCTCGTCTCATACAGGTAACACAAACGTGAAAATCCTTGTTGATGAAAAAGATGATTGGTTAATTTATTGATATAAAAGGATTTATATCAACGTATGTCCACGCAGTGACCACATTTTCGAGATATAGTTAAAGCCCGTAAAATATGCGGGCTTTATAATTCTTGCTTTGCCCTCTTTTCAAACCATAAAATTTGTGTGCCTTTTTGGGGTGGTTAGTTTTATCTTTGATATTATGGAGAATTATTCATGCTTCATTGGGTTTGTATAAAATGTCAGTCTAAAAATTCTACGAAGGAATCAGTGTGTCCTGCGTGTGGAACTTCTTTTTGGTCGACGCAGAAAAAAGAAAGGAGAGGGTGTTTATTGTTAGTTGTAATGTTCTTCGTTGTGTTTTGGGTTATTGGGCAATTATCCGGAAACGAATCCGATTCACAGGTAAATAATATTCCATCGAAAGATCATATTAGCGATGAACTTGCTTTATCTGGAGTAGACAAGGCGAAACCGTATTCTTTTGTGCGTTATGATGACATAAGTTATGCGGGACGAAAGAGATTTAAGGTTTTTATAGTGTCGCCTGAGTCTCAAGATTTAGAATCAAGAGCTTCGACAGCAATGGCCGCGGCTATTGAGTGGCAGAAAGAGAAGAGAGCTGACTTTGTATCTGTGTTGCTTCTACCTACGGAAAATTCTGAAGGTAGTTATCGGTTGGCAATGGTTGATTATTCTCCGGATGGTTGCGGAACTGGTGCTGTATGTGATAATAAAAAATGGACTATATTGTCTAGTGACGTAATATTAACGAAATCGCAACTTCAATCTATATCCTTGTGGAATGAGTATAAGAAAAAGTTTGCGGGTAATGATGGGATTTTGGATTTAAAGGAAGAAAAGAAATTGAAGCAGTTTATTAGTAAACAGCTAAATATTCCTGTTAAGGATGTATTTACTCCAGATATTTTTCCTTTAAAGAAAATCGAAGATTAACAAAATAAATAGACGAGACTGAATTAGTATTATTGTAATCTTTAACTGGTACCCTCACTTGTGAGGGCACCAAAAAGAAAACCCGCAGTTTTTACGCTGCGGGTTTCTGCTTTGGGATGTGTATAGGGTGCCTTATCAGTCTTGCCCTGACAACCGATTGACGGGGGAATCTCTTCCCCCGTCGCGGTTTCCTTACTGTTTACACTGTAAGAACGCCGCAAACTCCGCTCCCCAGAAGCTCATCCGTATCTCACACAGCGAACCGTGCAGCATCCAGATGATAAGGATCGCCGTCACGCAGAACGTGATGGCTGTAAGCGATTTTTGCGACATAGCGCTTGCTCCTTTTTTGGGGAGGCGCTAACCTATCACTTGTCTAGGGTAGATGGTTAGGGCCTCGGTTAAACAAAAATGTTTTCCGGGGCCTTTCCACATCCGGCCTTCAGGTATTCCCTCCAGCCATCAGCCGAAAGGCACCCGCGCGAATTCTAGCCTGGTTTTTTCCCTTGTTTCAATCCGTTGAGACTTATCAGCCTTCTGATGTAGAATTCCCGACCGCAGACATTATTCAGTCACGCATTTGATACATGCTTCCGCCGGCGTTCGCGCCGGTTTTTTTGTCCTGTTGCTGCGTAGATCGTTATGTGCGATCGATGCGCTGTATTGATCCTTTTTTCAGTTTAATTTTGACTCTTAATTTTACGCAGGCCGCGCCGCGTCTGGCTTCGTTGTTTGACGATTTTTTGATGCGATCCTCTCGTGATCGCTTTTTGTCTCACGTAAAGTATAAAAACCCTTTTAATATCATGCAGTTTTATTGCTTCTGCCATTTGTGCGATCGTAAAAACCTCTCTGAAAACTGCAAAAAATTTCAAAACGTGAAATTTCTGATCTTCGCTTTTCCCTCAGTTGCTGCGCGGGCTGGCGGTCATTTTTGCACGGCAGAAAACTGAAAAAGTGTTTCGACACAAAACCCGCGGGTTGGAGGGGGTAGCGCGGTTTACGTCACCTCACGCTTTACGTCACACCGTTTACGTGGTGTGCGCATACAGCGCCGGAATGGCACGCAGAACGCATTAATCAGGTGGCAGATATGGAAAACGCACGGCCTGAACCGTGCGTTGCGTGATGGGGCGTTTATGTGGATTTTATGCCCGGTGATTAGGCGATAAGGTCGCCGTATTTTTCGCGAAGGCTTGTAGCCTGTTGGGCGTCTGCGGCAAGTTCGCTGCTGTTTGTTGGTGCGCCAGTGTTGCTGTGGGTGTGGTTTGCAGTGTGTGTGGCCAGCAACTGAACCAGATCCAGAATATCAATCAACAACGTCAGCAGATTAAGTCCGGATTTTTCCCGTGAGCCACCGCGCCCAATAAATACAGTCGGGGCAGTAAATTCCAGGCCGCCGTCCGCCCGGCATGTTCTGCGGCCTCCCACGTTTTCGGTGAGGTTATGCTCGATGGTGGATGTCGCCCCTTTGAGTTTAGTCAGCAAATCCTGCGCTACCATCTGGATATGCTCACCGGCTGCGATCGCATAATGGCCAGTAGTAATGTGTTCTGTCTGACCTGTCATCAGCTTGCTGGTTCCCAGAACGCTGGTTATGTCGTTTGCCTGTACTGTTGTTGTTCTGGTTGTTGTTGTGCGTTCTTCCTGATCGCTGTTAATGGTTCGCCTGGCTGAATGCTCCCTGATTTGCTGGTCGGTTTCTCTGTGCCAGCTTCCGTCAGTCGTGACACGCTGAAACACTTCTGCGCGCTGTTGTTGCAATTGTTCGCCGGGCTTTACATTAGGCAGGTTATGACCAGCGGGTAAGATTTGCCTGATGACAGGTTTATCCGGTCGTCCTTCAATGTTGGATATTTCCACGATGGTGCCAGCCGGCGGGTAGGCAAAACATCCCGCCTCACTGCCAGCCATGGGGACGGGGAGCGGTACTGCCGGGTAAACGGGCGTATCGCTTTTATCGTTGCCGTTCTCATCAAGCAACTGCACATCGACGGCGTAGCGTGGGCGGAAACTGTCGGCCACATCGCCCAGGGTGGCGGGCTCCGTTGGTGCAATGACGCGCGCCAGCCGGGTATGTAGCGTACCGCTGGCCAGTTCCGGAAACTGTGTTTCCATTTGTCTGCGTAATGGTGATTTGGAAACAGGGCTGCCCGTGGCGGTAAGGCGCTCCCATGTCAGGGTCATTTTCTCGTTGTTGAGGGCTACACGGGTAATGCGCCCGGCCGGAAGGTTCACGCCCGGTCGCACAGTTTCCATAAACATGATGTCGATGCTGTTTCCGCCGCTTTGCCCGAGTGTGTACTGTTGCGGAATATCCGGCATTGTAATACTGGCAAATCGTGAATCAGCTGCGCTTCCCACAAATACAGAACCGTCCGGCATAGGGTGCCAGACGTAATCGCTGATACTGAATGCTCGCCCCAGTTGGCTGAGCAGTTGTGCTCCGCTGCCGCTGTGGGTGATGTAGGGAGTTGGTATGCTGACGTAATCCGCATCTGGCGTGATGAAAACGATGCCGCTTTGTTTACCCAGATTATCGAGTACCCCCCGTAACGTCGGGTGTTGCATGGAGCAAGGGAAATCAAAATCCAGCACAGCAGCTGCTTCACGGATAAAAAGGCGACGTGAGCCATTTTCAGCAGGTTGATCGCGCTCAATGTAGCCGGAGAAATAGCGCCATGCTTCACCGTCACGGCCGAGATCAATTTGTACCATTGCGCCGGCAAGGGGGTGTTCGGGTGACAGATTGTTAACAGAAATGAAGCCGCGACCGGCGGCATTCAGGGTAAGAACAAGGTTTATATCGGCAATTTCCACCCGTTCGCCATTAATCATGCAGCGTTGTATCAATTTCATGTTTTCCCTTCCTCTTTCACGCTCCCGATGCCAACAGCATCCAGACCAGAGCCAACGGCATCATTGATTTTTTTCCAGAACGAACTTTGTGTATTCATGCCTTTGTCTGGTGCCTGTTCGCTACCGTTCTGGGTCTGCTGTCTGGCGATGGTTTTCTGCGAACCGCTGCGTGCGGATGCTTTCTCTGGCACGCTTAATTTTTCCCTGAGAGTAAAGGTGACCTGCCAGTGCATTTTTCCCTGTTGTTCCGTGGCATCAATGCCACCAGAAAATACCCCCTGTCGCATATTGATTGCCTTCGCGGTAGCGTTAGCAATGCGATATGTTTTTTTGGCACCGTTGCTTTCTGTTGCCTCCGCAAGCTGAAAAATACGGGTCAGAATAGCTTCATCGTTAAAATCAATAACCCCCGACACGCGCAGCTCTTTAGCCTTGTTTCCCTGCTGGGCGCTCGTGGTGCTGGTTGACTGTCCGGACATATCTTTGTCCGGTAGTTGCATGGTGGCGCTGACGGTGATGTTGCGCAGCAGAATGGCTTCCCCGTCAAGCGCAAGGACAATCATCTGGGTCATGTAGTGCTTCCCTTAGTGATGAGAGATTATCGCCGACGAACAGCATCACAGCTGTAAAAACCCACTCGGGGTGTGGGATGTTTTTTTGTATCAGCACTGCAGCCTGGCTAAGGACTCCCTTGTAGCAAAAGCGCCACACCGGGCAAAATTTTTGCCGGAGTGCGGCCTGCTGATCAGCGATTTCCTGTAAGGCTTTATCTCTCGCATTCATGAACTGATGCAGTGATGATGACAATGTTTCCGGTGATGTGGCGGCAGGATTGGCTGCCTGTGCAATGGTTGCCGCCAGCGACATGCTGCGAGTGGTCTGTGTCGACAGCATTATCGGTTCCGGAAGTGATGTTGCCGGTCTGGCGGGGATTTGCATTCTGCTGATGGACAGTGAAAGCTGGCTGGAGATCATGCGGGACATTCGTCCCACCTCCGGCAACGGAAATGCGCCTGAAAATTGCCTGGCGAGTGATAAAAACTCGCCAGCAGAAGGAGCGCAAAATAACAGCGCCACAATGTCCTTTTCCGTGTTTTCTTTCAAATAGGGTAAAAGTGCAGATACAGCATTTTCGGGGCTGAGATAACGCCCCGATGGTTTGATGTTTCCGGTATTTTCTGACCATGGATGAAGGCAAACCACAGAGCATTTAATGTTCATGGCCGACGGGCGCAGAATTGCCTTTTCCCATTTCATTCTGACTCTCCAGCCTGAAAAGCGCGGATGTCGGCAAGATTATTCAGGCTATCCAGCACGTCCTTCATCTGTCGCTGACGCTGATAAATCTCGTCATTGCGATCGACCTGCGCCTGCGCCAGTGCTGTTGCCAGTTCTTCCAGTTCCGGCATCGACAGTTTCACCTGTTGATTATCGGCGTCACCCCATGCCATAACGTCCCGAGCTGTGTCGGATTTTGATGCCATCACCACCGGATAAAGGCGAGCCAGTGAGTCGGGGCCAGCGTTCCAGATGTGGCCGTTCCATTCGAACGTGAACGGCTTCGCTTCCTGTTCTGTGCGCCACACCTCGATTTCCCGCTTTTTGGCATCTTTTGCCGCTGCGATAAGTTCCGGCGTGACGGTGAACGGGGCGATTTCGCCCCATTTGCCGCTCTGTAACTCTTCCCAGATGCGCTGGCCTGTCGGTGCGGTATCGTCCTGCATGGCGGTATACGGGACGAATTCCGTTTCACCTTCAAATAACACCTCGCAGTCAACCGCATCATTTTCGAGATAATGGGCGTTTCTGATGCCCTTTACCGCTCTGATTTTCATGTTCTATCTCCTTGTTACTCAATGCGCACGAACAAACAGATAAAGCCTCTGTCGCCATACGTTGCACGATAACCTGACAGGGCCTGATAACGACCGGGAAAACTGAATGCCCCAGCACCACCCGCCTTTACTGAAGGTGTGGAACCGTATGTCCCGGAATTATTAATTGCACAGTCGATAGCCACAGGACCAAGTCGCGACCCCGCCACTACATCCCCAAGGCCAATTTTTATTTCCTTATCCCCTGCCGCTGTTCCCTGATAGACCGCGAGAATAAGAGAGCCAACTGCCGGATATTTGTAATATGAGTACGGGCCATTGCCCGCTGTCCGGGACAACAAGAACGCCAGCGAATCGCCGTCGTAAATAATGGGGCTTACTGTTGCATTCCAGTTGTTTCCACTCCAGCGGTAAGTCAGGCGATGAATGCTGTGTTCGCCTTCGTAATACTGGTTAAAACACAGCAGCGTTTTGAATTTGCGTATTGCATCTGATTCGTCATTATCAAAGGGCGACCACATCACATCCATGATGCCGTTAAATTTCGTGGTGCCCGCCAGTAGTGTGGAAGAGTCCGCAATACTGACCGCATAACGCCCCGGGGTGGCCTCTTTCAGCCATTCAGCAAAATCAGCCTGACCGTTAAATGCCAGGGCTTCGGTGCTGGTAAATGCCTGACCGAATCCATACATGCCGGACAGCGCCAGCCTGCCCGGTGTACGATCCCAGATATCAGATTGCGCGTCTTTTACAGTTGTGTTGCCAGTTAATGGAGTAAGATCTCTCCATACAACAGGGGCTCCGTAGTCAGAGCCGCGAACGCAGGAAAGAATACGTCCGTCTCTTCCGTAAAACAGAATAAGTTTTGTTGCTGTCTGGCTGGTTTTGTCATTCTGCCAGTTGTCCAGCCAGATAAATTCGACCACACCAGTTAAATCACCTGATGACATTGATGATGTGTAATACCGACCCGGACCTGTGTTCATGCATATCAACGCAAGCTCATCAAGATTTGTAATGCCGAGCACCATCCCCTCGTGCTCTGTCATTCCGTATCCAAATGCCCCCGGTAGCGCCAGCCTGCCTGGTGTGCGGTCGCGGATATTGCTCTGGGGCTCCATCGTCGCAGCCGCTTTCAGTTCAAGTTCCGTGCGCATGGCTTCAGGTGTGTCCAGTGCCAGTAATGCGCGGGCTTTTTCTGACAGCGGAGAGAGAGAAACATTCCCGTCCTGATTAAAGTACAGAAGATTATCTGCCCGTTTCGTCAGTTCACTGATTGCCGTCAGCAAATCGTTCAGCGGTTGTTTACCCGCCAGCGCGTTAATGACCGTCGCCGAAAAGTTCGGGTCATTGCCCAGCGCCGCTGCCAGTTCGTTCAGTGTGTCCAGGGCTTCCGGTGATGAGTCAACCAGTGCGGCGAGCAGTTTGCGAACAAACGCTGCGTTCGCCATCTCCAGCCCGACCGCATCGTCTGGCGGAGTTGGTGTGGTTGGCGTGCCGGTGAACGCCGGGCTGTCCAGTGGCGCTTTTTTGTTTATTTCAGGAAAAAGATCTACCTGCCAGCTCTGTGGAGGAACGGTAATTTGCGCAGCCTGAGCAATGCCGCTGTATATAATTGTGAAATTACGAATAAGTGATTCGCCTGTTACTTTTTGTTGAACAGGCGTCTTTATTACGCCGCATAGTGTTCCGCTGGCCTGATGGATAAGGCAAATCCAGTCATAACTGAATGCACAGTCATCAGGAACAACCGCGCTACACACAATATTGTTCGGGCTTAACTGGCCGTAGGTCAGTTCATTCACAGCATATGTGATTTTTTCTTCCGGAACGGTATTATCTTCGCGCGCTGGTTCCCGCTCCATCAGAGCAAAAATAATAGCGTCAGGGCGTGCAGGTAAATTACTGGCTGTGCATTCAGCAACCCACTTTTCAAATGCTTTCGTCAACAGTGCGCTCATTACTTCTTAATTCTTGCTAATGTTCTGCGGTAATTCTGGCCATACAATCGCGGCATACGATGCTTTATCTGTAACCTGGCTGAATGTCATCTCCCGTAACGTTTTTGTATAAATACGGCATGCTTTCAGTTTTTCCTTGTCTTCGTCGCTGATTAATCCCAGCAGCAGGTCTTTTTCCCACTCGCTAGTTATGATGCTGATCTGTTTTAACAGAGCATCACGCTCATCTTCCGCTTTAAGTTTGTGGTCGAAAACAAATTCATCATTGCGATAAAACCAGTATCCCGACGCCTCAATGCGACGATTAGCGGTAATATCCGGCAATTCAATCACACTTTTATTTTCCGGGCAGATTGAGGTGATGTCTTTTCCGACCCAGACCACTTCGCCAGTTTCGGCATAAATAACTTTCAGAGTGTCTGGCTGAAATTTTTCCTGGGCTTCGTGCCATTCCTGGCCATCATCTGAGAACAGCCACAATAAAAATTTATGCTGCCGCGCCAGCTGGTATTGCTCAATTGTTTTGGGGTTTTGTGCCGTAAGATTTTTTAAGTGCATCATGATTACAAACTCGCTACATTCCGCCAGACGCCATTAATCAGAACCTGTACCGGGCGGGCATTGGCCCAGTCCATACTTTCACCACCATCAAGACCGCTGATAAGGTGACCTGATGGTGCATTCCCGCCACGCCCAATACCAATGGCACTGCCCAGACGCACATCCTGTACACCGCCTGTTTTGGCCTGATAGCGGGCATCAAAGTTTCCGTAGTTTGATGGAACCATCTGCCCGTTTACAGCGAACGTTATACTGTTATCCGTATTCCTCTGACTGTAAAAATGCCAGCCGGAATCATCGCCAAGCTCTGCAACTACAGGTCGGGATGAATTACCCCATAAACTAAACGTTGCGTTTTTCGTGGAGTTGTTGGCGCTGGATAACGTGAATTTTTTAGC